ACACGTACGCGCGTATCTGAAATTTCCCTTCCATTCAAATTTGTGATCGTATATTTTATATGCCACTAGTAAATTTTCTCCACTCAATCATATTCTTAATATTTTGATGGCGCCATTTAATATTATCCATTATCTCTTTTAAGATACTAACTATTTCTTCTTGCATAGCTATTTTTAATTGATGTTCTTGTATAAGAGGATCTGCGTCATACCATTTATTCATATCACCTTTTAGTACGGTTAATCCACCAAGTGGATCATATTCCCATCCTTTAGTATCTAATTCCTCTTGGGATAGCTTACCGCCATAATGAAGGAACTTATCCCTCAATAAAGGTTTAAAGTCTAGTTCTAATTTCTTAAGTCTTAGCTTAGCTACAGAATATAGCTCTAAGTATTTGGAATGTAATTTAGCAGAATCTCGTGATGCTTCATCCAATGCCATTTCGTCTATTGGCGCATCTTTCTTCCACATGTCTAATAAAATTTCAATGTTCATAATATGTATTATATCACACTTTGCGGTAAAAGTAAACCTATTTATTCAATTTCGTAATAAGTATATTTAAATGTCACAGTTGCCTGTGCATATTCTATGTCAGTTAGTTGTGAATTAAATTCAACAGCTGCTAAGCTAGTAGGGAATATATCTTGGAATTTAATTTCTTTTATTACGTTATTATGGGAGGTTAAAACCATTAATCTCGCATCGTGTTTATAATTTTCATCAGCATCTGTCTTTTCTATAATATTATGCATCCAATTCCATATTTCAATATAGTTTTCCATGTTCTCGGTAATATTAAAGGTTATAGTAAAATCATCAAATGTCATTCTATCACCAGTCATACCAAGGTTAACACCTCTATAAGGGGTTTCAATATTGGTTAATGTTATGCCAGGGATATTGGCCTGAGTACAAAAATACTCTGTATTTGCCATATTGGAATCTATCTTTAATGTAAATCCGACTGGGCTTAAAAAATTTTTATTTGTCGTTAGTGGCATATTTCCTATTCTGCCATTTCTTTAGTAACCATTCTTCCCATCTTTCAACGTATTGATCATGATCAAGTCTATTCGGTGCTGATCGGGGATCATTAATGTAATTCATAGTAATATATATATATGTTTTAAAAATTTGGTTCCAAGAAAAAGAGGGCCGAAGCCCTCTTTTAATAAAGTTTTAAACTTTATGGTTACACCATAATGTCGTCAACTCTGAAGATACGGAAGTATGGGTTAGCACGGTTAGTACCTACGCCATCAACAGCAACAAACGGATTTGCTACCATACCATATCTGGTCTTGAACCCGATACGAGGTTGGAAATCATTCTCGCCGATCGCTTTGACCATAGTCAAAGGAACATACGGACAGTAGAATATACCAGCATCGTAAGGATTAGATCCACGATACCCAACACATGCGAAATCGACGGTTGAATAAGGATCGATGTAGACTTTTATACGTCCGTTAAGAACTCCGGCAAAAGTATTGCCAGTGTCATCAACAGTAAGTCCAGTTGAAAGTGCCGGAGAGTAATCCAAGACACCAGAAGCAGCTAGAGCAGAAGCTACGTCAGAAGAAACGAGTACAAAGTTACCTTTGCCTCTTCGAGTTTCTTTTGCAATGACGTTAGATTCTCTTTCGAGTTGCATTACTAGTCCTTTGAATTTCTCTGCCATCCATCTACCATCTGAATCCGTTTCGACATCAAAGATACCGGAAACAGCAGTGCTAGATTGAAGTGCACCAATTTTTGCCTTTATAAGGATTGTACGAACAACTTCTCTGTTGATTTCCGCAAGGATCTCAGCAGATAGGATGTTGGCCAATTCGCCCTCAGCGTCAAGGCCATGGATAGCTTTCAGATCTTGTGCTAATTCCATGGTGTACTCAGCTTTAAGTGCTCTTGATGTTGCAGTAACGGTTGATTTCTCGATTGAGAAGGCCATCTCTGCGAATGCTGTACCACCAGTGATACCGCGTGCTTCCGCAGCGGCCGTGGTCATACCAGCACCGTGTGTAGAAACTGTGTCAGCTTCATCGGCAATGGTACCGTCAGTATCGGCATCAGCAACACCAGATAATCCAGTTGGATCAGCTTGGTGTGTACCGCTACCTGAAAAGTCAGTATCAGCTTCATCAAATAACGCTTCAGTACCGTCTTGAGCTGTGTAACGAGACTTCATCGCGAAGATAAGACCAGTTGGTCCAGACATAGGCTGGACGCCGGCGATATCATACGCAATCAAGTTAGGCATTGCGCGCCTAACTAAAGAAATAAGGACAGGATCGAAATTATCGACACCAGAGCCAGTTACGTTAGCAGCTGCCTCTTGGATATCTCCAAAAGATCGTTGGTTCCTTTCTTCCATTAGGGCTACTTCTTGGTTCTCAAGAAGACGCGCAGTAACCGCTTTTCGATATTTGTCATCGATCGCAGGAGCATCTTCATGCTCGAGGACAGGTAACCATTTTTCGATTAAGTTTTGGTCTGCGTTAAACATTTGTTTATTACCTCTAGGTTAAAATGTTATTGATTATGTTTACTAATGGCTTGAGTGTATGCATTCATGGAGTTAGAAGTTTGTTCTTGCGAATTACCATCTTCTCCAATTAATGCATCAGATTCATCCACTGATTCTGGGCTATCTTGTGTGAAGTAAGATTCTTTGATAGTCTTAACTTTCATTTCGAAAGTCTCTTCGTCTTCAAAATCTATATCTTCAACTAAACCAGCAAGTTTTTCAGCTTCTGTATCTGCTAAGCCTGAAGATTGTTTACGAACAATATTAGCACGCAAGTAATCTTGATTGCTATTATTGAGTTGTATATTATCTTCTGTGGATTTATTGAGTTGTTCTTCTAGTTCAGAAACTTGATCAGCGAGATCGTCGATCAGGTCAGCTTTACCTTCTGGAACTTCAATGTAATGTTCCTTAAAAACAGATTGTAATGAACTCATGAACTCTTCAGCAATCTCAGTTCTGAGACCTTGTTGAATTGCTACTTCGTTTTCTTTCATCCATCCTTCAACTACGTAGTTTAAGTAGTTATCTACTTTCTCTACGATTTCAGTTTGAACGTCAGTTACTTCTGTTTCAAGATTTTGCGCATATTCAGACTCTAGTCTATCAATCTCAGCGCCTACTTTTGATGTGTAAGCAGCTTCGAAAATAGCTCCAGCCTTCTCACGGAATCCATCGGATAGCGTAGCTTCTTCAGCAACTATTAGATCTAAGTCTTCGTTCCAGTCAGCAGATTCAGCTTTAGCTGATGCATCAGATGATTTAGCCTTAATAGACTTATCTTTTTCTGGTTTAACAGCATTAATTGCTTTCTTTACTGAACCGTCGTCTTCAGACTCTTCAATATTTTTTACCATCTTTGCGAATATTTGTTGCGCTTCGTGTTTTTTAGCCTTTTTCAGCATTTCGACTGCGGCGTTAATAACTCCAGCTTTAGTTTTAGGAATTGATGGAGCGGCTGGGGTTGAAGCTTCTGCTTCTTCCTCTTCTTCATCGTCTTCTTTTTTAACCTTAGCTTCGGCTACTTCTTCAACTTCCTCTTCGGAAACTTCTTCAGAAACTTCGTCAGACTCAGTTGATTGCTCTACAACTACTTCTTCATCAGCTTCTACAGCTACTTCTAAAGTTTCGTCTTGAACAACGGCTTCGTCGGAAACGTCTTCGACTATATTATTAATTGTGTCAGTCAAATTAGACATTTTTGTCTCCCAAAGTGAGTTTATAGTTTAGAGAGGAAATGTTTAAACGCCCTTATTTCCATTTCAGGCAAAGCCTTCAACGGAGCACGTTTTATTTCAGTCTCAATTATTTCAATTTCCCGAGCTTCCAATATGCCATTATTCCATACCCAGTCAACTCCTTCCATTACACCGTTAACAAACGCTGATGGAGCGGAGGGATCTTGGACTATGTCAATGGAGGCTAACAAAAAGTCACTCCTCACATACATGCCACTTTGTCGGTTCTCGAGAGTACCCATACCACGACTTGAAACACCCAACTTAACACCACCTTCAAGTAGACCTTCAACGATCTGTCCCATAGGGGTTTTTAGTATGGATGCCTTTCCTATAACATTATTTCCCTGGAATTCCAGGTTCGTAATCTTATGTGAAACCTTATCAAGGTTAACCGTTGGACCATCTGGATGGTTTAATTCCCCAACTGCTCTACCTTGCGAAACCTGCTCTTTAACATATTTGTTAACAGCTGATTCCAAAATCTTTTTTTCGTATATACGGCCGTTTCTATTTTTCTTTTCGGCTTGCATAAATACGCCTTCTATATGAAGGTTTTTTTTACCGTTATTTTTTTCTATAATAACTTCCAACGGACTATCTACGTATTCTGATATTAACTTCATTTTTCGTTACCTAATAGTTGTAGGAATTCTTTAATTGCCTCTTCAGCCTCTAAAGCGTTATCAAACTTTTCATCGAGCATAGTATCATCTATCATAACTATATAAGAATTCTCTTCTTTATACATAACTATTCTAATTCCATCAACCTGATATTTTTTAAAAGCTGTTGGTTGAATTTCTAACTTTTCTCTAAGTTCTTTAAATAACAATATAATTTACTCCTCTTCTGTTTCTTCTAGCTTTTTGCCAGTCGAAGAAGCTAATTCAATTTTTCTGGCATCTAATGCATCACTTAACTTTTGTCCCATTACGGTATCAAAGGCCTTACTTGCTTTAGTATGATCACCAGATTTAATATTATTAATTAATTCATTCGTACTCATAAAGTGTTCCTCTATATTCTATTTATAAAAAATTAGATGTCAAGATCAAGATCTTCGCCATCTTCTTCATTTTCTTTGTCGATTTGCTTATCAATCTCTTCAATTTCGTCCTCAGATTGTCTTAATATCTGTTTACGAATCCATTCATTTGATACATATTTGCCTACATATTCATCTAATGAGGCTAACATTTCAAATCTTTCTCGAACCATTTCTGATTCTTTTAATTCACTAAAGTAATTATCTTCAATAAAATCAAAAACTATCTCTTCTTTCCAGGATTCCCAATCTTGTTTAGTTATAATCTTCTTAAGTAATAACTGTGTCTTAAGTGCTTGCATAAACAAGTCAGAGAATCTTTTTCTAAGTCTATCGATGAATTTCTTAAATTTAACTTCATCTCTAGTAATCTCTGTAGATCTACCTAAACTAAACTGTGCTTCTTGTTCTAATCTATTGAGTGGAACATTTAATGCTTTATATAGTTTCTTTTGAAAATAGATTATATCATCTATTTGACCTAGGTTATCTCCACCTGGTAATGTACTAATCTCTGTTCCTCTTCCACCTT